CCTGCACCTAGACCAGCTAAAATTGCTGGTACACCAAGAACTGCTGATATTCTTTCTTCAGGTACACGCCTAAGTAAACCAATATCTAAATCTTTTGGACTAAAGGATAACTTCTCAACATTCATTTGACCACTTATAACCAATGGCTTACCCTTGTTCTTTCCAGATACTTTTTGCTGATAAGTTGTTTGTATTTGTTTAGCTTCTTCTTCACTAAGACCAAACTCATCTTTAGGCGTAATCATTACAGAGGGTACACCCATGTTGCTTAATAATGCAGTAGCCATTTGACCAGCAGACTCATCACCAAATATTTCACGTAATACAGTTTTAAGTGGACTGTATCCCATTTTATGATTGTTCGGGTCAAGCCCTAATTTAAAATGTACTATTTCGGTGTTGTCAATTTTATAAGTATCTTGTTGCGTTTCATATTCATAATGAGTTATTAACTCAGTTTCACTTCCTTTAGGCGTAACCGCACTAGGCATAAGCGGATACAAAGCAACCAACTCACCTGCATTGTTTTTTTGTTTTAAAAGATATGCGTTACCGTGAACGTGCATTGCATTAATAATATAGTTTTGTATAACGTCACCACTCATATAAGGATTAGGTCTACGCATTAATATTGTAAGCGGGTGATTAGGTACGGTCATCTTATCGCCGTTATCATCTTTACTGCATATTTCAAGAGTAGCTTCAGAGAACGAGATACCTAGAACTTGTAAGCAAGAAGTAACGGCAGAGTTAGATTCACCATTACCTAGATTTTTTAAATCCCAATCCCCAGCAGAAGTGTCATAACCCTGTATAAATGTTGCATTATTAAAAGATTGTTCACCTCTTATAAAAGAATTACCTGTTGTTCTTTTGTATTGTGTGTTCCTATTCAACCCTAAAATATCAAACAGAGTTCTGCGCTCAGCCAATTAATACTCCTCAATATGCCTTAAACTTATTCCTTGTAGATGTTTGTAATATACCGTATGCTAAAGCGTCAACTTGGTCGTCGTGTTCACCAGCTGGAAATTGCAACATCTCTTTTTCTAAATCACTATACCACAAGGAATCCATTGAATAGTACACTAATCCAGATTCCATTTTTGCCGATAAAGGTAAAGCCCTACTCAACTTGTCTTTATCTGCTTTAAGTTTAGTAATAGGTAAGGAAGTTTGCCTCTTTAACATTTGTATTAATGCAAGTTGATACCCAGCACTTTCAACACCAATCATGCTAGGTGACCATTTTTCATAGACTACTTCTAACAGTTTCAATACATCAGGTGCTTCAAGTTTTTTTCTTATTAAATCTAGTACGAAAATATTTTGGTTTTTATCAACGCCAATAGTACATACAACAGTAAAGTCAGCAGATTCTTTGGTAGAAGTTGCTAAGTCAACAGTAGTAATTATGCGTAAGTCATTATGGTTAACTTGTTTATTATCGTATACATACATAGTTTTAGATTCAAGATAACCCTCAGAGTTGTAATCCTCATATACATTTTTCTTATAAAACTTAAACCACTCGGGCTTAAACAATCCACCCGTTTGCTCAACAAACTGAGCTTCATATTCTTGACTAAATAAAAAACTACCTATTTCTTTTTTGGCTATATCTAACTCAGATAAAGGTACAAGCGGATTAGTTTTTGTTGGCTTTTGCCACCTTTCCCAATCATCTTGATTTTCTGCTTCATCAAATATCCTAGCAAACCAATTATATCCTTTTGGTGTAGAGATAAACAAAGCACCGCCCTGACGTTCGGTCAGGGTAGGTCTAAGAACTTCTTTCCAAGTTTCTTCTTTAATATATGCACACTCATCAAGAACAATAAAGTCAAGACCAGCACCACGTAACCTGTCGGGATTATCAGCAGTTCTAACTGTAACGTAACCGCCTGTTGGTGTATATATTGTTTTTTCACCCTCTTTAACTACAACACCATAGTCAATACCAAGTCTACGTATTTCTTTCCAGCCCTCATTAGCCATACTATATGTTGGGGCTACCCACCAAGTTTTCTTACCTTGCATTGCTTTTGCAATACAGAGCCATACACCTAATCTAGTTTTACCCCAGCGCCTACCAGCTACAAGAACTTTAAAACGTGCATTGGATTTAGCGACATCAATTTGCCCACTATGTAATTTGGGTAGCTTAACTTTAAATGGGATACCACCTTTAGTATCCGCTATACTCGTTTCCATTATCGCCGTTCCTTTTTAGTTGTTCAATAAAATCTTCAATGGCTTCAATGACGGTAGGGAATACTAAAAATATATTAGATTGGATTTGCATTGGAAATACATCATCTTGTTCATCAAGTTCCCAATACGGTGTTGGAAAATCCCAACTTTCATTGGTAACCATGTCAACAAACTCTGCATTGATATATGCTTCATAATCTTCAGCCACTACAACTCCTCATCTAAGTCATCTAATAGTACTTCATCAAATACAAATATCATTCTTCTTCCTCTTTTTTTATATCGGACATTTCGGACATTTCCTCAAATACATTACCGTCAGACCAAAACAACTCAACATCATAATCACTACCCTCAGTAATCTGAACAAAATCTTTTCTTGCGTATTTTTCTGGGTACTTACGTTCAAGTATCCAAGCAGACGCTTGCCATGTTCCTGAGTTCGCAGCGTTCTGTATATTAAATAAGTTTCTAACAATAGCTTGAGCTTCACTCTTTTGTATTTCCACCCAGCGTTCAGCGTAAGGCTCAACACCTTGTTCAGCAAGTTCACGCCAACGTCTATATTGCCTAGAACTTATTCCCGCAAAAACACAAGCGTCCTCAATATATGCGCCAACGGATATAGCTTGAGATAATCTTGACCATATTTGTTCGTCCTCAAATTTAAACCTTACACCGTCTTTAGCAACGTCTTTTGACATAATTTCCTACTTTTTTTTTATTTTTTTAATTATATACCAAAGCCGAGCAATTATGCCTAACAATATATAGAAACGCTTAAAACGTCCCTAAAGAGCAGTTACAAATCATTTGACGGCAACTTTAGATTCAACGTTTATAGGTTTATTGTATTAATATTTTTATTATTTTATTAACAATTATTAATTAATGGTTATATAATTACTCTTATGAACAACAAAAATTATTCCCAAATCTGTGAGGCTCTCTGCTGACCGTAAACTGTCGGTTGGTGTCGCCCCACCAAGCAGTCAAAATCCCGGTACGCTTACCCGCAAAAGCCGTCCAACCAGCTGGCGTAACCATTGAGTTCTCTCGGTGTCTACGAAATCTCGTCAGTGCGGTGCACGTATAGTACTACGAATGCGTGTGAAAGAAATATTGAGAATGGACAAGGTTGCCCGTGACGGCAGTGTGCTCTTTACACACAACAACAAGATACAAACAATTTGTTACAAACTTCATCAATCGCTACTCGTTGCTTCTGCAACAAGCACGTTACAATCTTGGACACAAAACTAATAACTAAAACAAACTGATTCTTGCTAGGGCGTTCTATTATTGAGCGCCTTATGGAACAATCAGTTCCTAACAAAAACAAAACAATCCTTATGAAAGGGGAAACAAAATGGAAGTAATGAATAGTAAAGACGTAGAGGGAAACTACTACGAAACTTGGACAAGCAATGGCGAGTCAAACAAAGTAAGAAGCTCAGCAAACGGAAACCCAAATGGTGGTGTATTTCGTTCAACACTTGTAGTTGAAACTGCTAGTGATGAGGGCAACAACTTTGTAGGGATACACGGCTACGAGGGTGACAATATTTGGGATACAGAAAAAAACTATTTCGCATTTCAAATGAGTGAGGGTCAAGCATTAGATATGGTATCTAAAGTTCTTGACGTTCTTGTAAATCCTGAATACAACTTTGCTTCAACAGTTGACAGAAAAGAAGTTGAAGAAATTGCTAATCAAGTTAGAAACGTTCGTAGAGTTCGTACTAACTAATTATCTAACTGCCCATACGCAAGTGTGGGTAGATAGATACTTAGGTATCAAACAAAAAACAAAACACTCTTGAAAGGAGTACACAATGACTACTAAAACAAAATTCGGCAACGAGATTACTAGAGAGACTATCTCATTTGAAGATTGGGATAACTTTGGAAATTGTTTTGCTAATTGGTTTC